TTGATAATATATTTTTATAACTATAGTTTATTTCAATAAATTTAGATTGTGATAATATTTTTTTAAAATATTTATGATTTATATTTGAAGATATAAATATTATAGGATGATTTTGTTTATGAATATTTAATTTAGAAATATAATTTATTATATCATTTATAATTTGTTTATTATGTTTTAAAAATAATTCTAAATTATCAAATACAAGCGCATTATATTCATATGTTTTATCAAACATCATTAATATATTCTTTCTACCCAATGCTTCATCAATATATTGTTTTATATTTTGTTTTTCCTTGAAGAAGTCAATATTAATATGTATTATCTTATATTTATTTAAAATACATTCCGCCAAAGTTGTTTTCCCGGACGAATCGCGACCATGAATAAATAGAAATTGATTTTTATAATCTTTAGTTATCCACTCATTTATAGATTTAATATCTTTCCTAGTTAAAAAAAAATCATTAATATTCATATAATTTAATTAATATTTATCCTTTATACGTTATTGATTACATTTGTCATACCGCTTTAATATATATAATAATTAATTATACTATATACAATAAAATTTAAATATACATATATATATATATATAAATGTCTAAAAATTTATCACTCAGTCATAACTTCATCAAAAAATTAGATTAAAAAAAAAAAACGAAAAATAAAAATAAAAAAAAAAAATCAAAAATAAAAAATTTAATAGTTTCTTGGCGGGAATTAAATCTAAATCTAAATCCAAATCTAAATCTAAATCTAAATCTAAATCAAAAAAAGAATTAAATAAAAAACTTCAACAAGAAATTAATAAGCTTAAAAAATGATTCAATGATTACAATTCACTAATTAAAACTAGTACCAGACATATTATTTCTAGCTGTCAAATCTGAAGTATAATTATTTTTGTTATTTGCTTTGGGCATTTCCATAGGTAATGGCAATCGACTTGTATCATTCAAATAGTGTTGGTGCATTTCATAATTACTAAATATTTTACCCAAACTATATTGAACTACTAATCCATTTAATTTTTGGATTTGTAATTTAATCCTTTCTAATGTTTTATCTGCCGAATTACTATATTTTAAATAGATGCCTCTCATAATTGTTAATAATATTATATTAGATTGATTATCAATTCTATCATTTTTTTCTTTGTAAAATTCATATTTAATCAATTTTTGAATATTCATAACATTGTCATCAGAAAAAAAATATTTACTTAATAACGTTTCTTCTAATACTCCACTCAATATATCATCAGCACAACCCATCGATCTACTTCCTGGTTCAATTTTTATATCATTATTAACTAATATATTATCCATAGCACCATCATATTCATATATATCTGGCATCAATCCTTGACCATTTCCTGTTACATCATCTATTACTGTACCATCTAATCCACTAGTTCCTGTTATATTACTCATATATTATTATATATATATTTAAATTTATATTTTAATTAACATAATTTTTTAATATATCCTAACAATTCATCTAATTCTTCAAACCACATTGTTTTAATATCCTTATTTAATACTATATCTATTTCTCCTTTTATTTTATTTAATTCTTTATTTAATTCTTCTACTTTATCTAATGTCATTGAATATATTGGCATATTAATTAAATAATTATATCCATTATTAACAACCGTAAATTTACTTGCTTCTTTTATAACACTTGTTTGTGTATCATATAAATGATATTTACTATCAAATAATTGTTTTAATAAATCATTCTTACTACATTCGGACACTTTAATTATTTTTTGAATAACTTCATTTATAAATCTAATCTTATTATCTAAAATACATAATTTATTATTTAATTCATTCAAAATGTATTCTTTTCTTTTTATATATAAATTAGTTCTTACTTTATAATGTTCATCCATAATTTGATACGGAGAATCATACTTATTAATGACATTGTCTTTATTATATGCATGAACATTATTTAATGAAATACTTGTAACTAATTTTAGTTTCTTTTCAAATAAAGTATAACCATCTTTTTTCGTAAATAACTTATCTTCATATATAAAATCATCTGATAATACAATCTTAATATTAATATCTTTTTCAGTTGAATAATTATCAAAATCAACAATCATATCACATTTTTCTGATAATATATTATCTTCTAAGAAATGTATATATTTATCAGTCCATTCACCAATTGGTAATTCTGTAATTACTAATTCATTGTCATTTAATTCATATATGCCTTTTGTTATATAATTTTTATCTGATATTTTAATAATATTGCCTTTGAAACCTTTATAAAATGGACTCATTTCCTTATAGGTCCCTATTGTATTTTTTCTTTTGATATTTTTAATAATTTCAACAGGGTTATATTGTGGGATACTAGTACTCCATCCAGTTCCAATACCTACCATGCCATTTACTAATACCATTGGAATAATTGGTACATAATATTCAGGTTCTACTGGTAATCCATCATCATCTAAATATTTTAATAATGGTAAGTCATCTTTTCTAAAGATTAAATCCGTAATTGGATTAATTTCCGTATGAATATACCTAGAAGATGCCGCATCATTGCCACCCATAATTCTAGTTCCAAATTGACCATTCGGCATTAATAAATTAATATTATTTGATCCTACAAAATCTTGTGCCATACCAATAATTGCTCCTTGCAATGACGCTTCACCATGATGGTATGCCGCATGTTCACTAACATATCCCGACAGTTGTGCCACTCTAATTTCAGAATATAATTTTCTTTTAAAGCAAGAATATAAAATCTTTCTTTGAGATGTTTTTAATCCATCTATACTCGAACCTATTGATCTGCTTGTATCTGAATTAGAGAAATGAATTAATTCTTTATTCACAAAATCATCAATATTTGTTTTCTTAATATTATAATCTAGAATAATTTCTTTATCATATTTCTTTAACCATTCCTTACGATTATCTGCTAATTTTTTATTAAATGCTAAATTCACTGATTCATCCGTTTTATCAGTAACAGAATAATCATTTACCTTTAATTCTCTAAAGTATTGTTTTGCTTCTTGTGCTGTAGATGTTCCTAATCCTTTATAATATTTAATATTATACTTATTAGAATTCTTTGTGGTTTTCTTCCAATTCTCATAATCTGTTAATGTATAAAATGGTTTTATATCTTTCTTTAAAGATACTTTTACAATTGGTGTAGTCATATATGAAATGAAATCAAAATTTAATAATTCTGGCCATAAATAATGGAACATATTAATTAATAATCCTTTAATATGGAATCCATCATGATCTTGATCTGTCATAATCATTATTTTACCATATCTTAATGATTTAATATCCTTATATTTTTTATTACTTTCCAATGCCAAAATCTTTTTAATATTAATAATTTCAGCATTAGAATTAATTTGTTTAATAGCTGCTTCACGGACATTTAATACTTTACCTTTCAATGGAAATACACCATATTTATCTCTACCCACTTCAGATAATCCAGCAATCGCCATAGACTTTGCAGAATCTCCCTCAGTTAAGATTAGTGTACATTCATGTGATTTCTTTGTTCCTGCCCAATTGGCATCATCTAACTTGGGAACAATAATCTTATTTTTCTTTTTACCATCTGTTTTCTTTAAATCTTTATTATCATTTTTATTATTTGCTTCTAAAATCTTATCAATTAATCCATTATTTGAACAGATCTTTTTGATAAACTTAGCAGATATAAGTGGTTTTGAACCAAACTTACTTTGAGATGTAATACATCTTTCTTTAGTCTGAGAATCAAAAGATGGATTTTCAATAACACTATTAATATATAGTGACATATATCTGCGAATAACTTTATCTTTAACATCTTTCTTATGCTTTTTCTTTATGAAATCAATAATACCCGTGGATATTTGTTTAGCAATACATTCTACATGAGAACCTCCTTTGCTAGTACAAATACCATTTACAAATGATACTTGTTCAAATGTATCATTATGAGATACTGAGAAGATAACATCCCATCTATCTGAAATAATTTCTTGGAATAATGAATTTGGAGAATCATTATATAATTTAATATAATCTAAGAATGATTTAATTTTAATTTTTTCATCATTTAGAGATACTGTTATAGATTTATCAGTAATTCCAGCAATATCATAAATCCTACGATACATTAATTTAATCATATCATCTGAATATTTCTCTAATTCAAATCTTTTAAAATCACATTTCCAAGTAATTTTAGTATACGGTTTTCCTTGACATTTCTTAATAATTGGTTCATTACATTTAGTCATATTATTTTCCCAAGTTTGGGTATATTTTAATTTATTAATATGATCAACAGTTTCAATAGTAAATTCTTGTGAAAAGATATTCGCAAGTTTTGCTCCATATCCATTTTTACCACCAACAATTCTTTTTTCATCTTTTTTATAATTAGATGAAGTTAATAATTCTCCAAAGATTAATTGAGGAATATATATTTTTTCTTTTTCATGTTTTTTAATAGTAATACCATTTCCATCATTTAATACAGTTATTGAATTATCTTCGTTAAAGTTAATTTTTATTTGAGATACTTGTATAATATTAGGGTCTTCTTGACCTTGTAATCTAACAATTTGATCTCTCGCATTTACAAGAATCTCATTAAAGATATTGAGTAGTGCCGGGATATATTCAATTTCTTTAAAATTGATTTTATTATCGTTTAAAATGGGCAGAACTTCATTAATTTTATCGATGCCACCGACATATGTATCAGGTGTGTCATAGATATGTTGTCTGAGTTCTTTCTTTTCATATTGTTCTGCCATTTTAATAATATATAGTTATAATTTTTAAGTATAATATAATTCAAATTTTATAAATTATATTTTTATAAAAAATTTTAATAATTTAATTTAAAATATAGTTCTTTTAATAATTTAATTTAAATTATAGATATTTTTTAAATATTTGGGAAATTATAGTCATTTTTTAAAAATTTATAGATATTTTTGAATTTTTATTTGAATTAATTTGAATTAATTAATTAATTTCGCCAAAATTTTTTTCTATGTTATATTATAAAAACAAAAATGGGAGGAGGATTAATGCAATTAGTAGCTTATGGCGCACAAGATATTTACCTTACTGGCAACCCGCAAATTACTTTCTTTAAAGTCGTCTATCGCAGACACACTAACTTCTCAATGGAGGCTATTGAACAAACTTGGAATGGTGGCGCGGATTCTAATGGTCGCTGCACCGCCACTATTTCTCGCAATGGTGATTTAGTTCACAGAATGTATATTGAAGTATCAAACACCGCGAATAACATTAAGGCCGGCAGCAACATTAGTAATCCGGGAGCACATTTTATAACAGATATTGAAATAGAAATTGGAGGTCAAAAAATTGATAAACATACGGGTCAATGGATGGAAACATGGGCGGAGTTAACCGAACCCAATCCTACTGGACAAACAATGGGGCAGACCGCCACGGAATATGGTACGTTATTCCAAACAATGAGTTGTATGGGTGGCGTGGAGGTTGTGAAAGAAGGTACGCGCGCTTTTATCCCGCTTCAATTTTGGTTTTGTCGTAACCCTGGTCTTGCTTTACCCTTAATTGCCCTTCAATATCATGAAGTTAAAGTTGTATTAAATCATATTCTTACAACGACCTGGGCTGGAGACGGCACTCCGCCAGGTTTGACGCAAAAATTATGGTGCGATTACATTTACCTGGATACTGATGAACGCAGACGCTTTGCTCAAGTATCACACGAATATCTTATTGAACAAGTGCAGGAGGTAAGTACGACAGCGGCCACCGCTGATCTAAACTTTAATCACCCAGTAAAAGAATTAATTTGGACTGGTCCAAATTCAGTTTTCCACCATACTAGCAATGCCGGATCCGGAACCAATGATCCCAGTGAAGTGCTTACCGGGGTAGCTTATCTTCTTAAATTAAATGGACATGACCGTTTTGCGAAACGTGATTATCGTTATTTCACCAGAACACAAGTATGGCAACACCATTCTGGATCGGGTGGGGTGGGTAAAGCAAGTACCTTGGGTAATATCTCCTCAGGTGCCCCCGGTCAATTTAACGACTCAATAGCAGTTTACTCCTTTGCTCTTAAACCAGAAGAACACCAACCATCCGGAACCTGTAACTTTTCAAGAATTGATAATGCTCAGTTAGTGATGGACCACGCCGCAAATCTAACAATCTTCGCCGTCAACTACAACGTCCTCCGTATCATGAGTGGTATGGGTGGTTTAGCATACAGTAACTAAATTAAAATAATAATTTTTCTATAGATTTTAAATAATTAATATATTTTTCTAAATATTATAATCATTTTTAAAAGTTTTTAATTAATTTAAATTAATTAATTTCTCTAAAATTTTTTTCTATGTTATATTATAAAAACAAAAAAATGGGAGGAGGATTAATGCAATTAGTAGCTTATGGCGCACAAGATATTTACCTTACTGGTAACCCACAAATTACTTTCTTTAAAGTTGTCTACCGCAGACACACTAACTTCTCTATGGAGGCTATTGAGCAAACCTGGAATGGGACCTCCGAAGCACCTGGTCGTTGCACGGCAACTATTTCCCGTAATGGTGATTTAGTTCACAGAATGTATTTACAATTAAAACCCGCCACCGGCTCCACCCAGAATACAGGAAATCCTTCATCTGCAGGGATTACAGATATTGAACTTGAAATTGGTGGTCAAAAAATTGATAAACATACAGGCCAATGGATGGAAACCTGGGCTGAATTAACAGAACCAAATCCAACTGGTGTCACAGGATCAGGTGCATTATGTGAGTCTGCAGGGACCCTATTTCAAAAGATGAGTGGCATGGGTGGAATACCAGCCGCCTCGGATGAGACGGCAGATGCATATTTCTTTGTCCCTCTTCAATTTTGGTTCTGCCGTAATCCGGGACTCGCCTTACCCCTTATTGCCCTCCAGTACCATGAGGTGAAAGTTATTTTAAATCACAGCTTCACTATACCATTCAGTAAGGCCTTGAACAAATTGTCTGAAAATAAATTATATTGTGATTATATTTACCTTGATACAGATGAACGCCGTAGGTTTGCTCAGGTTTCACATGAATACCTTATTGAACAAGTACAAGAACAAACCTGGGCAACTGATTCCACTGATCTTAATTTTAATCATCCTGTTAAAGAATTAATTTGGGTAGGAAATATGTCGAGGACACCAGGCGGCGGTGTACTAACTGCTGCTGCTTCTGGGGTAAATACTTTCCAATTAAAATTAAATGGTCATGACCGTTTTGCTGCTCGTGATTATAGATATTTCACTAGAGCTCAAGTATGGCAACACCATAGTGGATATGGTGGTCTAGTAGCAGATTCAATTGCTGTTTATTCATTTGCACTTAAACCAGAAGAACACCAACCTTCGGGGACTTGTAACTTCTCCCGTATTGATAATGCTCAATTAATTTCGGCATCCACAGGTACTACTACAGTCTACGCCGTCAACTACAACGTCCTCCGTATCATGAGTGGTATGGGTGGTTTAGCATACAGTAACTAAATTAAAATAATCATTTTTAAATAATTTCTAATTTTTTTTTTTTTATTAATTTCTCTAAAATTTTTATCTATGTTATATTATAAAAATAAAAATGGGAGGAGGATTAATGCAATTAGTAGCTTATGGCGCACAAGATATTTACCTTACTGGTAACCCGCAAATTACTTTCTTCAAAGTTGTCTACCGCAGACACACTAACTTCTCTATGGAGGCTATTGTCCAAACATTCTCTGGACATCCTGGTTTCGGCAGCGATGTTGTTGCCACAATCTCCAGAAATGGTGATTTAGTTCACAAAATGTATTTGGAGCATGAATTAATAACCAAAACGGGCGAGGACTGTACATTAGTAGCAAATTATGGTAGTCGTTTAATGAAAGAATGTGAATTAGAAATCGGTGGTCAAAGAATTGATAAACATTATGGTCACTGGCATTCTGTTTATTCCCAGTTAACTGAATTTAACCCAAGTGGTTCTACAGAAACTTTATACAATAAGATGACCGGTAATGGATTGGGATTAAATACTAATGATGGCGATGCTCCAGTGCTCGCACCTGCTTGGAATGCATCAAAAACGGCCTCGTTGGTACCACAAATCCGTGGTAAAATTTGGGTACCTTTACTATTCTGGTTTTGTCGCAATCCAGGTCTCGCTTTGCCTCTAATTGCCCTCCAATATCATGAAGTAAAGGTAAAGATAAATTTTGAAGAACTAACTAGATTAATTTTAAAAGATGGCGATACTAGTGGCAATTTTGGGCAGGGGCTCACACAGTCCCCCAGCCTTCCCGAAGCAACATTTAATTTATGGTGTGATTATATCTACCTTGACACTGATGAAAGACGTAGATTTGCTCAAGTTTCACATGAATATTTAATTGAACAAGTACAATTTTCTGAATTTTCAGGCACCACAGCTGGTGCACCGGCAACCCTCGATTTAAATTTTAATCATCCAGTTAAAGAATTAATTTGGACAGGTGGAATTAGTAGCAAGTCCGGCGAAGGTATAAATCCTGCAGAAGGGCGGCACGACGGGCAAATTACCGCGATGAAGGGGAAAAATTCTGCTTATTTTACTGAACAAAATATAACTGGCGTCTGGCAATTAAAACTTAATGGTCACGATCGTTTTAAAGAAAGAGATTTTAAATATTTCACTAGAACACAAGTATGGCAACATCATACTGGTTATGGTGCAGTTAATAATCCAGATTCAATTGCGGTTTATTCTTTTGCCCTTAAACCAGAAGAGCACCAACCTTCAGGCACCTGTAACTTCTCTCGCATTGATAATGCTCAATTAACAGGATCTTATTCTTCCGAACAAAACAAAAACGGCTCCGGTGGGGAGGGGAATTTAGAAGATCAAGACGGAAATTTGGTCTTTGTCTACGCTGTCAACTACAATGTACTTCGTATTATGTCTGGTATGGGTGGTTTAGCTTACAGTAATTAAATAAATAAACTAAAAATTAAAATATATTTTCATAAATATTTTCAACAACTGGTTTACTAATTAATTGTTTATTCATAATATCTATAGAATTAAATTATTTTTAATAATTAAATTTTTTAAAAATTTTATAGAAGATTTTAATTTTATTTTTGAATTAATTAATTAATTAATTTCTTTAAAATTTTTTTCTATGTTATAGTATAAAAACAAAAAAATGGGAGGAGGATTAATGCAATTAGTAGCTTATGGCGCACAAGATATTTACCTTACTGGTAACCCACAAATTACTTTCTTTAAAGTTGTCTACCGCAGACACACTAACTTCTCTATGGAGTCTATCCAACAAACTTTCAGTGGTGGTGGAAATAATGTTGTTGCTACAATCTCCAGAAATGGTGATTTAGTTCATAAAATGTACCTTTGTCAATCTGCATCCGCTGCATTGACCGCGGCGGATACAGCAATTAATACAGTTGAATTAGAAATTGGTGGTCAAAGAATTGATAGACACTCTGGTCAATGGATGAACACCTGGAACGAACTTTCTACCTCAGAATCTAAAGCTATTGGTCTTAAAGCTATGACTGGTCAAATTGGCACAACCGGCGGCACCGCGACCTCCACCGGTGTAGGATTAGTACATATCCCACTTTTATTCTGGTTCTGCCGCAATCCAGGTCTTGCTTTACCCTTAATCGCTCTTCAATATCATGAAGTTAAAGTTAAGTTTGACTTAGCACAGCCAGCTAGCGCTACGAAATTTGAATTATATTGTGATTACATCTACCTTGATACTGATGAAAGACGTAGATTCGCTCAAGTATCACACGAATACCTTATTGAACAAGTTCAAGAACAATCTACAGCCACCAGCGCTGCCCAAAAACTCAACTTTAATCATCCTGTTAAAGAACTTATCTGGAGCACAACATCCGATGCCAAACCAACAAGTGTAGGATTAAAATTAAATGGACATGATCGTTTCAGTACAAGAGGAAGTGACTACTTTTATTTACAGCAACCATACGATTACCACACTGCTGTCCCCCGCCAGAATTTACCGAGTGCTGCTCAGCTGACTAGTAATTATTCTGATTTAACAGCAAAAACGATCGGCACGGCCGCCAACCCTGCACCGCTGTCATCAATTACCGGTACCGATGCCGGCTCAGGGTTGGATCCCGTCGGAGTCGGTAATATGCTCGTAGGTCACACTGAGGTGACCTCGACCGGTGCCAATGCAACATATTTAACATGGGATCCATCCAACGGTTTATTTGACACCACTGTCTCTCCTGCTGAATGTCTGACCTTTAACGAAATCGGCTTTGCTTTCACGGCAGCAGAAGCATCCGCGATGTTTACGGTAGGTAGTCTGTACCAAATAACAGCGTATGGGCCGCGTTGGTTAGACAGTTCAAGTGATTCGGAGCCCAATACAGCTACCACGCATACCGCAAGAGTAACTGGCATAAAAGATTCAGCTGGCGTACCGGCGGCCAAGGGGTTAGATGCTGCCGATACAGTTGTTTGGTTTGATAGAGTACTTCTCCAGGGCGACGGGGCCATCGTTGCGGACAACATTAATATAACTTCTATTAAAGAAGTTATAGCACAAACATCTTTAGTCAATCAGGCCCGCACCTCCAAAGACACCAGACCTATCGGTGTATACTCCTTCGCTCTCAAACCGGAAGAGCACCAACCATCTGGCACATGCAACTTCTCCAGAATTGACAATGCTGAATTAACTTTAACAGGTCCCGCGCAGTCTGGCACCACCGGCACCATCTACGCTGTCAACTACAATGTACTCCGCATTATGTCTGGTATGGGTGGTTTAGCATACAGTAACTAAATAAATTAATAAATAATCTAATCTATTTATATAGATTTTAAATAATTAATATGTTTTTCTAAATATTGTACTAATTTTTAAAAGAATTTAAATTAATTAATTTCTCTAAAATTTTTTTCTATGGTATAGTATAAAAACAAATGGGAGGAGGATTAATGCAATTAGTAGCTTATGGCGCACAAGATATTTACCTTACTGGTAACCCACAAATTACTTTCTTTAAAGTTGTCTATCGCAGACACACTAACTTCTCCATGGAGTCTATCCAACAAACTTTCAGTGGTGCTGGAAATAATGTTGTTGCTACAATCTCCAGAAATGGTGATTTAGTTCACAAAATGTACCTTGTAGGTCCCGAAGATGGCACCGCGCCAAATACTATCTTAAATGTTGAATTAGAAATTGGTGGTCAAAGAATTGATAGACAATCTGGTCAATGGATGGATACATGGAATGAACTTTCTACTTCAGAATCTAAAGCCATTGGTCTTAAAGCTATGACTGGTCAAATTGGTGTACTCGATACCGACGACGGCGGCGCGCGCACAGGTGTAAAGCAAGTCCACATTCCACTTCAATTTTGGTTCTGCCGCCACCCTGGTCTTGCTTTACCACTCATTGCTCTTCAATACCATGAAGTTAAAGTTAAATTTACATTAAGTGATAACAATAATTCAACTTTATTCTGTGATTACATATACCTTGACACTGATGAAAGACGTAGATTCGCTCAAGTATCTCACGAATACCTTATTGAACAAGTTCAAGAACAAACTGCCGTCGAGGACAAGAATAAACTCAACTTTAATCATCCAGTTAAAGAACTTATCTGGTCTACCGCCACCCAAGCCGCCGATGTAGGGTTAAAATTAAATGGTCATGATCGTTTCAGTACGAGACAAAAGGAACACTTTTATTTACAGCAACCATACGATTACCACACCGCTGTTCCCCGCCAGAACTTACCGAGTGCTGCTCAGCTTACTAACAGCAATGAAAGTGTGAACGCCGCAGAAGCTCCCGGTTCTCTTGCCACTGCGCTCAGTAGTGGAGGGGCGGCGGCCGTTGGGGCTGGTACTCAGAGTTCAATAGTCGCCGCGCCGGCCGACCCCTCCAACTATCAACTTGTGATCACAAACGTGACATCAGATGCTGCAGCAGCGAATCCGGCTGGATCAATAATCTCGGTGGACACGACGACAGGGTTCTCGACTAAGGGTGTACTGAGCACTACCAGCGACTTCTCACCAGAGATCTGGACTGCAGCGACAGCGTCCCGACGAGCGGCGATACAGCTCGCCGCCACGGCTGGCGTTAACTTTAGTACATTTGCAGGTAGAAAGGTCCGCATTTCAGGGGCAAATTTATTGGGTGGAACGAATCCTACGGGGCCTGGAATTTTAGATGCTGTTATTTTGGCTGCCTTCACCGTGACGGCGACTGACGACTCCGTCGCGGCCACCTTCGCAATCGACGACACCTCTGCACTCGTATATTTCGATCGCCCAGTATTTACAGTGGCAACAAATGGTACCTCGTCAACCACAATTACTGCTATCAACTTATTTGAAGCGAGCCTAGAACCAACGATCAATCCGCAAGCCCGCACCTCCCAAGACACCAAGCCTATCGGTGTATACTCATTTGCCCTCAAACCTGAAGAGCACCAACCATCTGGCACCTGCAACTTCTCCAGAATTGATAATGCTGAATTAACTCTTGGTGGGTCACCCGGCGGCGGCGTCATCTACGCTGTCAACTACAATGTCCTCAGAATCATGAGTGGTATGGGTGGTTTAGCATACAGTAACTAAATAATTTAAAGCCATTCCAATTCTGAACATTTTTTCTTTTTTATATTTACATATGTTAAAGAATCTTGACGATTACCAACAATTATTATAGATAATTTAATTAATTTATTATTATTTTTAATTTTATTTTTTATATTTTCATAAATATTTTCAACAACTGGTTTACTAATTAATTGTTTATTCATAATATCTATAGAATTAAATTATTTTTAATAATTAATTTTTTTTTTGATTTTTTTCTATGCCATAGTATAAAAACAAATGGGAGGAGGATTAATGCAATTAGTAGCTTATGGCGCACAAGATATTTACCTTACTGGTAACCCGCAAATTACTTTCTTTAAAGTTGTCTATCGTAGACACACTAACTTCTCTATGGAGTCTATCCAACAAACTTTCAACGGTCAAGCAGGACCGAGCGGCAACCCTGTATGCACTATTTCCAGAAATGGTGATTTAGTTTACAAGATGTATCTTGTTCAGACGACGACGGCGCCAGGGGGAATCACCAATGCTCATAACATTATTAAAGAAGTAGAATTAGAGATCGGTGGACAAAGAATTGATAAACAAACAATTGATTGGATGAATACCTGGAATGAACTTTCTACTCCAGAATCTAAAGCAATTGGTCTTAAATCTATGCAAGGTCTCATTGGAACTGCTGGGCTGGCGGAGGGAGGTACAGGTGTAAATTACATCAGTATCCCACTTTTATTTTGGTTCTGTCGAAATCCAGGTCTTGTTCTTCCATTAATAGCCCTTCAATACCATGAAGTTAAAGTTAAATTTTCATTAGGCGAGGGTGCTGACGCCGGACAAGGGTTAAATTTATTCTGTGATTACATCTACCTAGACACTGACGAAAGACGTAGATTCGCTCAAGTATCACACGAATACCTTATTGAACAAGTTCAAGAACAAAGTACATCTGAATTAGCAAATAAACTCAACTTCAATCATCCGGTTAAAGAACTTATCTGGAGTACGCCGGCATCAGTTGGCAAAGGCACCTTGAAATTAAATGGTCATGAACGTTTCAGTACGAGGGAAGCTGAATACTTTGAGTTACAGCAACCATACGATTACCACACCGCTGTTCCCCGCGCGAATTTACCGAGTGCTGCTCAGCTTACTAGTAATTATTCAGAGTTAGAGTCGCCCAGCTCCTTGGGATATGCGGGATTAAGGGAGGGCGAAGCCCCCAGCGACAATTCCGGCGCCGTCAATAACCCGCAGGGCAGCACGCGTTTTTCCCTTCTTGTTACCTCAGAAACCTTCTCTGTTGTTACAACCGCGACAGCAAAAGCAACAGTGGCAGGTGGGACTGAAGCGGTCGTGGGTGACGGCGCCACCGCAGCTGTAGCTGCGGGTGAGGGCCCCGCCAACACCACAGTTTTCACAACAGCAACCGGACTCGGCACAGCAGCTGTGCTGGTCACCACCGAGGACGCAGTGAATTGGAAACAATATGTAGGTAGATTAATAAGAGTTTCGGGTGAGGGTCTTCGAGCTGTAAATGGTGGTACTACTACTTCAGCGGATGTGGTGTTGCGGCGTGTTGTGGATGCGGGTGGCTCCGGCGACGGCGCCATCCTATCGGGAGCCAGTTTACTTTACTTTGATAAAAACTTTTTTGAGTTGAAGGGCGATGGTACGACGGAAACAGATATCACTGCAGTAAAAGCATATTTACCAAGTTCTATCTTACCAACTGAGGCCCGCACCTCCGCAAGCACCAAGAAGATCGGTGTATACTCCTTCGCCCTCAAACCTGAAGAGCATCAACCATCTGGCACCTGTAACTTCTCCAGAATTGATAATGCTGAATTAACTTTTAGCTCGAAGGCGTCGCCATCCGGCGTCATCTACGCTGTCAACTACAATGTCCTCAGAATCATGAGTGGTATGGGTGGTTTAGCATACAGTAACTAAATAATTTAAAGCCATTCCAATTCTCTTAATTCTAAATTATTAAAATATTTATAGTAGTTTTTTTTAGAGTAGATTTTTAAATTTAAAGATTTTATTTCTGATCCATTTTTTGTAAATTTCTCTTCATTATTAAATATATAGTCAATATATTTTATCCTATTTAAATATCCTCTTGCTCTTTTTAATTTCCATTCACATCTCATTGCTTCTTTTTTACAAATAAATCCATCAATAATACAAATAGGGTCCCATGGATATTTATTATTTCTTGTTGTATATTTCGCACCACCTTTTAAAATACAATTATGTTGTTTCCATCTTCTAAAAAAATCATTTGTATATCCAATATAAGATTTATTATCACTCTTTAACAAATATACCAAAAACATAAAATATTATATAATATATATATGAATAAGTTTTTAGATTTGTTATATTTTCATCGTTTTAATCTTATATTATTATTAATAATAGTTGGATCAATAATATTTAATATTGTATTGTATTATATAACACATTTTGAAAAAACTATTACAATAAAAGATAAATATACCAGATATAGAAGAAGTGGATCTAATTATAATATAGTAGATACTGATAATAATATATATCAATCAGGAAATGTATGGTTCAAATTAGATTTTAATAGAGCAGAGGAATATAATAAATTAGAGAAAGGTAAAAAATATACAGTAAAAGGTTATGGTATAAGAATACCTATGATAGATATGTATCAAAATATATATCAAGTTGATTAATGAAACCAGAAATACTTAAGATTAATTTATATATATATATTATAAAATGAAAATGTTAAAGTTGTTAGCAAATATGTTATTTATTAGTAATGTTCAAGGACAAATGTTGGCAGGTTCCCAAAGAGATGAACATGGTTGTGTATTGGATGGTGGATATTCATGGTGTGAGCAAACTAATTCATGTATAAGGCCATGGGAAACGGATTGTATTTCAGAAAAACCAGTATATCCATTAATTCAGAATATTGATTCAGAGAATGACTGTACATCGCGCCGGGTGTGTCCTCCAGCACCTCCTTGTCCTATGCCTTATATGGGTGATATAAATATGGACTCATGTAGGTTGGTAACACAAACTGATGAATGTGGATGCTTAACATCCTGTCCATCATATGATTGTAGTAATCAAGGTGATTGTAATCAGGATACTGATTGTAATAGTGGTCAATTTTGTAGAGATATGGGTTCTCAACCCTATCGACTAGGGGGGCGAAGATTACAACCACGAGAATGCATTGATAAATCAATTACTGGTGAGTCGTGTGGAGGATATACTCTTCCTGAATATCAAACCAGATGTATGGATGGATTAGAATGCGTAAATACAATGGGACCTATGATAGCAGATGCTCCTGGGACATGTTCAGAACCGTGTTCCCCTAATGAAAAAAGGGATGATCATGGGAAATGTGTTGGCAAAATACCAAGTAATTGTGCTTCATGGTATGATGGTTGTAATACTTGTTCAGTTAATAATGGAAAAATAGGGGAATGCACAAGGATGTATTGTTTTTCTCCTGGGGAATCTGAATGTACATCATATTATAAAAGATCTCCTTTGAATATTGGAGATATTTGCTATAGATTTTGTGAGGATAATTCTCAGGAACATATTGATAGAAAAAAAGAATGTCCTACTAATACTCAATGTGTTTCAGACTTTAATAAAAATAGTGTATCTATGGTAGCATATGATTCATGTGATGATAGAGCATGGACTTGTTCATTACCTATTCATTAATTCAGAAACTGCTGTAGATACATCTACACCAGGACAATCTTCTAATAAGTCGGTTAAAAATTGTTTTTCTTCGTTTATTTTCATCTGTTCGACATATTTTTTAATATCTTCTGTTGTAAAACAATTCATAGTTTTACGACAAAATTTAATACCTTCTTCATTAAATATTTCTTTTATTTTATAAATATACATAGTTGAAATACCAATCGATTTTAACCAATCAATTAATTTTGTTTCTTCAATACTCAACATATTTTTATTAACACAAATTGTAATATTCAAATTTATAAATAATTATCATAATAAGATATATTATTATTATTTATATTATTTTTCGATATCCAGACAATATTAATGATATTACCATATAAGAAATTTCATAAGCATGTATAAAATCTTCTCGTAATGTAGATTTCTTATTAAAAGATAGTACAAATATAAATGCCAGCAAATATATAACCATTAATATTATAATGGGTGTAATAGATAAACCAATCAAACCATATTTTAATGAATCTTTCATATAATATTTATATATAAAATTTTATAAGTATTTAAGATAATTATTATAATTATAATTATAATATAATATGATTCATTCATTAATAATTATCCCTGTTTTAGGAATGTGTAAAAATTATGTCAAATATAAAAGAATATCACTATTATTATTTTTGAGAACGCCTTTTATCTATATGATTTTATATACATATATGAAATATTTTCAATATAAAAATATAGTAAGTAATGTTATTATTAATGAGAGAGTTTTTATGTTTCTTTATAAAATATTTAGATCATTAATTACAGATTCATATCATAATAAAAAAATTAAGTATATAAAAAAATATCAAATATTATATAATAGTAATAAATGTTTAGGGGATTTCGATTAATACCGGTATTCGAAAAATGTGAAATTCGTCATTTCTCTAAATTATTTGTGAATAAAGATTTATATAAATCCATTAATAAAACCGTGTATCCGGAACTGCAAGTAAAAAAAAAAAAAAAAAATAAAAAAAAAAAAAAAAAAAAAAAAAAAATTAAAATAAATAAGAATAAAGAATAAAATATAAAAAAGAAAAAAAATATAAATTTGAAATCCCGATGTAATTTATTTACATAATAAGAATAAGATGGAATTGGCTGACAAATTGGGTCGCGATTGGTTTCGCGCCGGACAACTTAAAAATAAGGGGGCAGCAGATAAATGTATCAAGAATATAAAAGATAATGGGCCTGCTTATCTGGACATACTTTCTAAGTGTAATTGCTGTGAGCGTCATCAAACAGATAGACCCAGTAACATCAACGAACTCAAGGAATACCCTAGTAATGGTGGATCTAGTGTTGATAAGCATAGGAATATGTATGTGGATGGTATTTGTCAGTGCATGTGTCGGCACTATTGTCGCAGAATTGTTCTCTGGAGAGCCAACGGCAATTCTCAATCATCATCAAAGTGACACTCGCCTGCCTTGCACCTGGCCCATATGTGAACAATAACTAACATGTTTAGAAATCCAGAAAACCATGTCATTATCATATTTTTAATAATATAATCAATAT